CGAGAGCATGCAATCCACAAAGCTGCGGATGCTCTCATTAAAAAAAACTACTAAAGGATATTTCGTAGAAATTTACTTTCTCAAGCAGACAGTAATGGGTGAGATTGTCGGTTACTCTTTTAATGGAGAGCGACAAATGACGAAACTAAGAAGTAGCAATAAAGGGTCTTACATTGAAGTAATGCAGAACGGCAAATATTACGGCCGTTGCTACATATTTAATTAGTCACATGGCGTATCGCAGGTTCGATTACTGCGGGTGGCATTCGGTCAATAGTGACCGTTGTAAGAAAAGGAGGAAGAAAAAACATGACAAACTATGAAAAGTCACAAGCGTTACTTGATGCAGGTGTAGCAAAAAAGCAATATACATTTTCTAAAACAGGATGTATTGTGCTAGATTTGGGTGATGTATATGCAGGATATATATCACCAAAGGATAAATATGTCGATGTTTCGTATATCGGAAGTCATGATTTTTTTGGAAATATAGACTTAGAAAATATGATGGTACATGACGTTTCGAATAGGGATAGCTATGACCGTCATATTAAGAAATGGGAGGACGAATGATTTTTGCGAGCCTGTCAATAGCAGGCCTAGCAATAGCAATACTGATAGTGGCTGAGTTGATAGCTCAGTTGCTATATGGCAAGGAGGATGAAGAATGATTTTTGTTAAAAAAGCAATACTAGGCGACATGGTTATAGACTTTAAAAGAGCACGGCAAATAGTCGGTGTAGATGAATTTAATGTTTATCTAGCCGATAGAGTTTACAAATTTGACGGATTTCCATATATTCAGCCATTCTCAAAGGAATGGCGATTCATTGGGGCGGCAACAGGCACGATATTAAGTTTTGAGTATAAGATTAAGTAGAACATGCGTTTTTTGCAGGAATATGTGCGAAGTTAGTTATATCTAACTATTGAGCAAAATAAACAAAACTTTTTTCAAAAAATTGTTGACGTTTCAGTACAACAATGATATAATAAAGAATGTAAAGAGAACCGACAACTCTTTACTCTCTCCTCCTTTCTTGCATATAGAAAGGTTGACAGGCAGGCTTGCGGAACACTTCCGACGGGTTCGACTCCCGTTCTGTCAATTCGCCGACGGGCGTAACCGAAAAAACACACATAAATGGGAGGTCTTAAAATGGCAAGAAAAAGAATGGTTACTCGTACCATTACGAGCACAAAAGCGAAAGCGATAGTTTACGTATTCGAGAAAGATGAGATACAGACAGTCGAATACAATTTATTAGGCGAACTTTCACTCAATCAAGTCTTTAAAGTTATTGAGATGGATCATAAAGAGGTGCGTCCTCTGAAAGTAACAGAAGTAGAGGTACAGAAAGAACTGTACGGGATGCCGGAGGAGAAGTTTTTGGAATTAGCCGAGATTCTTCCGGCTAGAACTAAAGCTTAGACAAAATAATGTAACCAGTTAACCGAATTGTTTTTATGTTCATATACAACAACAAGAAGGGAAAAATTAATATGATTAAAGTAATGACACAGACAAGAGAATTTTCACCTGTAGAAAGATATCTTTTAACAGTTGCACCGACAATTAGAACTGTGAAAACACTTAATGATGGCGATGTTATCGACGTCGCGGGTTATATCGAATTCATTGACGAAAAAGAGGACGGTACAACCGTTGAACTTATGTCAATCATTACGACAGACCATGCTGTATTTAGTACACAGTCAGTAACCTTTAAGCGGAGCATTAAAGACATTGAAACTGCTATGCAGGGTTGTTTCCCATTCCCTGTCAAGAAAATCACTGGCCAGTCAAAAGCAGGCCGTGACTTCGTTGATTGCGTACTTGATATTGACAGCTTAAAAGTAGAATGAAATTGTCTTTTTAAGCAACAACAGCAAATTAAATAAGTATAGACGCTCACGATATACAGTGGGCGTCATATTTACTTTTTACTCGGGAGGTACGAAAAATGCGCTTTGACGAATTGTTTGATAGAAAATGTGAAGTAAAAGTATGTGATATAATACAGTTATTTCTAGCAGGTTATGATGATAAGATTTATTTGAATTTATCAGACACCAAAGAAAACTATATTTTTTCCAACGAGCGTATAATATCATCAAAATGGATTCCATACTATGAGTGCAGTATTAAATACTTTTTAGATGATTCTGGTGAAGGTGGTTATGCCTTTTTAACATTAGTAATATAGTGGTGATAATATGAGTAGAAAAATAACTGCATATGAACGAGAGAGAAGCCGTATAAAACGGTTAGAACGTAAGCTTAAAAAGCAAGGCGTTCAATATGTTCCAACAAACATTCCAACCTTGCGACAGATTAAGGCAAAAGGATTCAGAGGTAAGGAATTAAGGGCTTACGTAAATAAGCTAAAAAAGATTGACGTTGAAGCTCTTAAATCAGAAGCATATCTACCGCACGAAGAGGATATGGCATTTAGCAACTTCAATGACGAATTTCTTTCACGTTACAGTACGTTAACGCCAGAAGAAGAAGATTTGTTCTATGGCTATAAGGATGCTACAGACGAACAAATTGAGCAGGAACGTAAAAGAAGAGAAGAAGAATATAAAAAAGTGTCTTTGGACTTCATATCTACATTAAGTAGACCTGTTGAAATGAACAGGAGTAGAAAGAAAGATGTTATAGCATATTCAAGAAGTATGCAGTCTTTTCTGTTGAATATGATTAAAGATATAGGCACGTCTGAGGTTGGCAGTAGACTTGTTATAGCCTCAAGAAATATGGATGATATAGATGTCATTGTTTCTGCTGTTCTCTGGGGTTCATCAATTGCAGTTGTAAACCAAGCAACTGACGAATTACTGCAAATAATTAATGGTTCACCATTGACATTTGAAGAAAAAGTTCAAGCTGAAATGATGAATGAATCAGAAAATGGGTGGTGATAGTGAATAAGTGGTGATAGTATGTCAAGACCTAAAAAAGTAAAGTGTTTGGTCAGTGACTTTGAAACAACAGTCTATGATGGTCAGAAAAACACAGAAGTTTGGGCATCTGCCATTGTAGAAATGTTCACGGAAGATGTATATATTTTGCATTCAATCGACGAAACATGGAAGTATTTGGTTTCATTAAAGTCAAACTTAATAGTATATTTTCACAATTTAAAATTTGACGGAAATTTTTGGTTGTCGTTTTTTCTTAATAAACTGCATCTGAAACAAGCATACACTGGTGACGGTGTTAATTCCTGTGAATGGTATCAAGATAAATATATGTACAACAATACATTCAAGTATGTGATATCAGAAATGGGACAATGGTACAACATCAAAGTCAAAGTAAACAATAAGGTAATAGAATTTAGGGATTCATTGAAGCTTCTGCCATTCTCTGTTAAAGAGATAGGAAAAGCCTTTAAAACAAAACATCAGAAACTTGACATGGAATATACTGGTTTTCGTTATGCAGGTTGTGAGATTAAACCAGAGGAAAAAAAGTACATAGCTAACGATGTTCTTGTTGTTAAAGAAGCATTAGAGATTGTTTTTCAAGAAGGGCATAATAGACTAACAATAGGCAGTTGTTGTCTTGCTGAGTATAAGCAAATAGTTGGAGAAGATGAATGGAAAAGAAGATTTCCAGACGTTACACAAATAGAACTAGATTCTGATACATACGGTAACTCAAACGTTGATGCCTACATAAGAAAGTCATATAGAGGGGGTTGGTGTTATCTAGTAAAAGGTAAAGAAAATCAGATATATACTAACGGAACTACTGCGGATGTAAATTCTCTGTATCCGTCTATGATGCACTCGATGTCAGGAAACAGATATCCTGTTGGAAAGCCGATGTTCTGGTCTGGTAACTTTATTCCAGACAGAGCCTTGCAAAACAATATGTATTTCTTCATAAGAATAAGAACAAAATTCTATTTGAAAAGTGGTAAGTTGCCGTTCATTCAGATAAAAGGAAATATGCTATACAAAGGTACAGAGTCTTTACAAACGTCTGATGTGTTTGATAAAGCTACTGGCAAGTATTATGACAAGTACATTGATATTGATGGCCATACCTGTGATACGAGAGTAGAACTCACATTGACTATGACAGATTACTTTCTGATTCTTGAGCATTATGAACTTGTTGACTTTGAGATTCTTGATGGATGTTACTTTTATTCAGAGGTTGGTATATTTGATGAATATATCAATAAATACGCAAGAATAAAAATGACTAGCAAAGGAGCTAGACGCACACTTGCAAAGCTATTTTTAAACAACTTGTATGGAAAAATGGCTTCATCTACTGATTCTTCATTCAAATTGGCATATGTCAGAGAGGATAATTCAATAGGATTTATCAACATTACGGCGAAAGAAAAAGAGGCAGGTTATATCCCTGTTGGTTCAGCTATTACAAGCTATGCTAGAAACTTTACAATTAGAGCCGCTCAAGCTAACTATTATGGCGTTGAAGAACACGGTTTCATATATGCGGATACTGATAGTATACACTGTGACTTACCACCAGAACAGATTACAGGAATTAAAGTACATGAAACTGATTTTTGTGCATGGAAACTAGAATCCTGTTGGGATAGGGCTATTTTCACAAGGCAGAAAACATACATTGAGCACGTAACGCATGAAGATTTGCAGAAGATAGAAGAACCATACAACAACATTAAGTGTGCAGGAATGCCACAGCGATGCAAAGACTTGTTTGAATTGTCTATGAGTGGAAAAGCTGTGTATGATGAATACAAAGAAAATACACCAGTTAACAGATTTCTTTTCAATCAAGTTACGCATGAACCTATTGTTAGAACATTTGACGATTTTAAAATTGGCTTAAATGTTCCATGTAAATTAATTCCAAAGCGAATAGATGGGGGTGTTTTACTTGTTGAATCAACGTATCAAATGCGGTAAATCAGATAGTCAAATAAGAAAAGATATTTACACTATGCTAGATGAAGATTACAACGAATACATTAGAGTATATGATGCAAAGCAGGCTTTACTTGCAATTAAGCGCGTAATAAGGATGAACAAGTTGGAAAACGCATTAAAAATACTTATGAATTCATGGGTATATTATGACGCTGATTTGTTTTATAAAGCCTTTGTCGAAAAATATATTAATGTATTAAGGAGTGAATTGTATGAAAAAAACTAAAGAAAACTATTCTTCACGTACGAAAAAAATTAAAGTATTAGCAAAGAATCATGGATATTTTAATTCATTTCTTCCAGAAAAATATGCGTTGGGTGATTGGATTGATTTAAAAGCGGGTAAAACAATGCGTATTAGAAAAGGTGAATATGTTAATATACCGTTAGGTGTAGCTATGAAACTTCCAACAGGATATGAAGCACACGTACTGCCAAGGTCGTCTACTTTTAAAAAATATCATATATTAATGGCTAATAGCATGGGAATTATTGACAATTCATACTCAGGAAGAAATGATGAATGGTGTTTTCCTGCATATGCTGTTGAAGATACAGTGATAACAAGAGGTGATAGGATTGCACAGTTTAGGATTGTAAGAAATCAGCCAGAAATTGAGCTGATTGAAGTTGAAGATTTAACAGATAGTGACAGAAGTGGTTTTGGTTCAAGTGGGGCGAGATAATGCGACAAATAGTTTTTGGTATGAGTGACTACGAAACAAAAAAATTCACACTCGAATGGTACACAGCTTGCAGGAATATACGAAAAGCTAAAAAAGTTCCTTATTTTAAAAATAGAAAAAGTTCACAAGGAATTAATTATTCTTATAAATGGTAGGTGAAAAAATTGCTTAAAAAGTTTGTGTTTATTAGTATTTTAGGCCTAATATTACTGTTTCTTGTCTTTCTGTTATATTTACTTACTTTAAGGCCAGACATGATATTTATTATTGCTATATCTGGTATAATAGTGATATGGTGGACTATTGTGTTCGTAATGTTATATTAAAGGATGTGAAGAAAATGAAAAAGACAGTGGTTATAGTATTGTTAATTTTATCAATTATAACTGGTTGTAGTAAAAATGTTAACTATGACACAGATGGTAATTTAATAAAAGTGTGTAGTTCTTCCTGGGGTCATTATGTCTATGAGTATTATGATAAAGAAACAGGTGTATCATACATATGCACAACTGATGGTGGTATAACACCAAAAGTAAACTCTAATGGATGCGTATACGAAAGTAATAGGTGATAAAAATGAAAGTACCCTGTAAAGATTGTAGTGAAAGATGTTTAAAGTGCCATTCATATTGTAAAGAATACTTTCAATACAGGAGTGAAATAATGATAGCGTCTGTTGCTGAGTATAATGAATCAAATCATAAGGCATACGTTAGTGAAGCATGTCGGAGAATGAAGAAAAGAAAGAGGTAAAAATATGACACTATATGATTTAACTAAGGTTTTAAATTCAAGCACAAGAGTAATGATTTATGTAAGAAAACAGATTGGCAATATGGTTGTTGTCTTACATACAAATGATATTAGCAAAGACGAATTATTTGGTTTGTGTGTTGCAAGCAACAAATTAAATGACGCAGAAATTCTTATGCTAATGGCTAAAGACGATTGTGTTCACGTCGGAATAGGTGAAATAGATGTAAACAGTAATACAATAATTATATAAATGAATTAAGAATAGGAGAAAAAACATGGGCAATAACAAGACGCTTGTTGACTTTTTTAGCAATTGAAGTAAATATTATCAACCAAAGGCCTTACTATACTATAATATATCATCCTATTAATTGTGAAAACTCATTTAAGGGGTATGAAAGTTATAGTCTATACGCTGTCAATGAATGGATAGAAGAACATTTTATTATAAAGAGTTCGGTGATATAAATGACTAATATACTCAATTTGTTTTTTGTACTAGTTATGCTGTCAGCTATAAGTGCAAGATTATTTAATGAATTAACATTGTTTTTTGTAATGTGTGTTTATTCACTGCTTTTGTGTATAGCATTAGCAAACTAATAAAAAAGGGGTCTTATTTGACCCCCTTTATTATTTTAAGGTGTAATTAAAGTTTTCTATCATACTTAAAAAGAAGCGTAACAACAACATTCACAGTTATTTCATATGCCAATTTAGAATTAGCATAAATTTCATACGTTCCAGTTGCTTCGTTAATTGAATGAAAATTAATGGTTACATTTCTATAGTCGAATCCGTCACTTGATGATACGCCAGTTATACTTCCAGAAAGTAATGTATATCCAATGGGAAGTTCAAACCCTCTTGTGATTTGAGTAGTTTGTCCTGTAACTGGGACTTTCATGTCAAAAGAATAATCAATTTTAGTTATTAAGTCATTTGTAACTAATGGTATAATAACAGGTTTCGGAGAACTGGTGCTAGAAAACACACCACCACCAACGACCGAAAAATTAACGTCTGATATTGGCGCATTAACCTCTTTGTAAACTTCATTACTAAGGCTAATTTTTTCATATGGAATGATAGATGCCACCTTATACTTATTAAAGCCGCCTCTTGAACTGTGGTCATTAATGAAATACCCTGTTACGCCTTCAATCATTCTACAATTAACAAAAATGTTTGAATAGGAATCACCTGTGATATTGATAGCGTCATTATATAAATCTTCAAAACCGATATTGTAAAATTTGTTGTTATCAAATCCAACTGTTTCTACTGTACCGCCTTGCATCACAACGCCATAGCCGCCACTTATTCTACCACCAACGAATGTATTTTCGTTCACCCAACCTTTGTGATCTGTACCATCTAAAACTATACCTCTTTGTACATTTTCAAGATACGAAAACACAAACCTATCATATTGTGAATATTTATTATCATCTTCATATTTAAAAATGATACCATTTTCAAAAAATCTTATATGATTTATTGAGATATTTGAATACGCCAAAAGTTCAGAAACGTATAAACCACTTCCTGTGGCTAAATGCGTTTCACTTCTAGTAGCACCATATAACGCATTTATTTTAACATTGACAAACTGACCACCCAATTTAACGCAAGGCACATTGTTTTTTGATATTGTAATTTCACCATCAAGCGTTACCTTCGTGTTATTAGGCAACCAAGATAAATCAATAGTGTCTAATGTGGTGTATTTTCCATAAGGCAATAAAGCACTTTCACCATCTTTCATTTTTGCTTTAAGCTCAGAAAATACAGCAGATATGTCATTGGCATCAAAGCTTTTTAATTTAGTAAGGTCATATGTATAAACAGGCATTATAAGGGATTCAAGCGTTCCATCCTGCGCCATTTCATCAAGTTTTTTATTAACCATATTTTGTACGTCTAATGAATCAAAATAATGGTTAACGTAATCAATCAATTCATTAATTGTAACGCCAATCTCATTAAGCCTTTCAATAACCTTATTAAGCAATTCATAATAGCTTAATTCATCACCGTACACCTGTGGTAAAACAGGAATAGTGTGGTTACACCACTCTCTAAAATTTCTAGGTTTAAAACTCATATTGAATCACTCCCATATATCCCAGATTTGCATAAATAAATCTTCAAGTTCACGAATTAACATAGCGTCAATGTTTTTCATCTTTTCGATGTACTCATTCACCATACTAATATAAGTTATCGTGCCCTCTTTTCCCCATCTATGTTCTGCATATTCTTCTGTACTTTTTGCGTTCGTATCGCTGTTGCTCTTACTGTTACTACTGCTATTCGTATTGCTGTTTACTGCCTGTGTTGTATCACTAAGCGTTGCATCGCTCATATACTCATTCGCTTCTAAGTCCTCTAAACTCCCTTGTGGTGTATCGCTGTGTCTAATCTTTGCACTAGCTGTAGTGTTTGTTGCTGTATTAGAACTTGCTACGATGTCTGTATTATCATTAACTTTTGTATCCGCATTCCTACCAATATTGTGTTCAACATTCATATCAACGTTATCAATAACAGGAACATCAATGTTAATCGCTTTATAAAGCTTGTTGTAATACGGCATAATAACGGATAGTTTAGTGTCAAGCCTTAACTGCCACAATCCAAACGTTTCACATCCAATTTCTCTAGTGTAAAAGTGTTTAAGAATCTTTGTCTCAAGAACAGGTCTATAACTTTCGTCAAAGATTTCAAAAGGTGGAAAGATTCTGTTTCTGGACTTTTCAATGACTTCATTAACATTTGAATAACCAACCGACTTGTCAAGGCCTGCTAGTGATTCACAGATATATCTGACTTCTGATGTGTATCTACTCATGTTATCACCTCTATATAAAAGAAGTACCTAAACTAGCTACTTTCACGCCACTAATAAATTCTTCTCGATTTCCTTCATCAGTTTCCTTGTCTGGTTCGTCCCCCTCATCAAAAATCCATGTTACGTCAAGCCCGAATTTTTCTTTAATCTGTTCACTTGCGTAATCTCTGGCCATCGTTCTTGAGCGTCTGTTAGCAAGAGCATCAGCATTAGCTGTGTCTACTTCGGATTTCACCATTCTTTCTTTTTTCTGTACAATAACAGATGTGATGCCAAGAAGTGCGTTTCCTCTGTTGTAAAGCGTCTGCTGTACTTCCATCAACTGAGGTGCTACCAGTGGTGCGCCAAGCTGTAACGCTTTAATGTCTTTTAATGAAAGATTATCGCCAACTGCTAAGTATGGATTGTCGGCGTCAACGCCTGCAAGAAGATTTTTAAACGTCAATCGCTCATTTTCCGAACATTGTACAATAACAGGTGTTTTTTGTGCTACACAGTTTGTATCTATTGTACCGTCAATTCTCCACAATCTATACGCCAATTCAATGTAAGCATTGTACATATTTGTTCTAAGCATGTTATCCCATATGATAACAAATTCGTCCTTGTTTAGCTCCCTCTGATATCCTGTCCATGGATTCCACACAAGTATTTTTGTGGGGTTGCCATAGCAGTCATAAGTACCAAGACACGAATACTGCATACAAGCATACTCTTCCGCGGCCGAATCGTAAAAGAAAGCAATAGAACCAAGTTCAAAAAGCTTTAACGCTAACCACCTTGAGTCTATTTCTGTTGGCAACCCCTCAACACGATAAGACGCTACAGCATTGCTTGCAAACTTCATCAACCAATGATTATATTGTATGCCAGAAGAGTACACCTTTTGAAAAAATCTTCGTTTACTTCTACTTCTCCCCATTGTTAATAACCACCTTATTTATTATTTGCGGTGTAATTGCCAAAACTTGTTTTCCAGAACGTTACACCTTTTTTCAGAACACTCATGATTAGTTCTTCTGCATCAGCAGGTATTGCACCTGTTATAGCAACAGTAGAACATTTAACAAAATTCCAAGACGGTCTAGTGGCAATGTTTGGTACTTTTAATCTACATACTTTATACCCGAACATGCTAAAATAGTTATCGGCTATTCTAGCGTACTCTTCTCTCACTTGTCGTACCTGTACAAATGTGTCCAGTATCTGTTGTGACCAAAGAACAGAACCACCAGAAGCACCGCTTAATTCTGTTGTGTCATGTGTTTCTTTCAGCACGTCACCAACAGTACCAACGATATTGCCAACACCAGATAAAGCAGACGAAACATTACCATATGTTAATTTTTCTGCACCGATAACAGGAGATATACTCTGAGCCGCACTTCCTGCACTTGATAGAAGTCTTGGTGTCCATTTAAGAATGTTTCCGCCTATATTGCCGACACCATAGGATGCAATCTCAGCTTGATAGGCATCATATAAAAATGAACCTTTTATTCCGTAATTAAGTGTGTATCCCTCAGTCTTATTTGTACCGCCTGTAATTTTATAATTAGTTGGAATACACATTATCTGTGGTGTCACACTCTGGTTGCCAGAAAATGTCACTATTCTGTGCTCATAATCGCTAAACAATTCTGGATGTAAAACCATCTTGTCACCTGTTGGTGCATAAACAACATAGTCAACAAAAGGTGAAGAATACAGTCTGTTGTTTAAGGGTGTATAATTTCCGAACTTTGTTGGTAAAGCAGGTAATTCTCTTGTTGTCTGTACTCTTGAGTCTGTTCCAGACGGGGCAAATATTTTTGGAATGGTAAAAATCTGTATAATGGTTGACTGATATCCCGCTGAAATGACATTGTTCAGAAACGTTAATAAGTCATCACTGTTATCTGTTGTACCAATTTTAGAACCTTGAAAAATGCCGCTCAAAACAGGCTTGTCAAACCATGTCGGCTGATTATCGATGCCACTCAACTGCGTATCACTGATACAGATTTCTACGCCAAAAGTGTACTGTTTTGAAAACTCTGTCAACTGTTCTTCGATTGCTGTAATCATTTCGCCTGTAGGTACATCCTCATTTAGAGTGTGTGCCCCAATGCTATCATCAGTAACGTGTTCACGTTCTACAAAGCATTGTCCTAGTGTACAATCCAGAAACCAAGTCTGAAACAAGTCAATAGTAAACCTTACTTCACAAGTGTTATTAGAAACATACTCAATGCTATTGATAAAAGCGTAAAACCACTTGTTGCCAAAAGCTGTATTTTGAAACATTAAATAGTTGCATTGATAAACGTCATCTGCTTTACAGAAGAGTCGGAACGTGCCTTTGTTGACACGTCCGTAACTCTGGTTAGTAAATGACTTAACAATTTTATCAGACATATAATCATGCTGTGCATTTTTAGTTACAAAATATTTAACATTGTCATAACTTTTATCACATTCAACATTAGCAAGCAAATATATGTCGGTATCTGGTGAGATATAGCTCATTAAGTCACCACCTTATTAAGATACTGTAATTGTTACCTCAGCAGAATCAATAGTACCGATGCTAGCTTTTGCTATCAATGTACCTGTTGTCTCTGCTTTCCAAACGCCATTTGAAGCAATAGTGCCAGTTGCTGTTCCATCTGTTTTAGTCCACTTGACTGTCTCTGTACCACCAGTGACTGTTGAAACTGTTGCAGTGAGAATGCCAGTTGCTGTGCCATCTTTACCAAGCTTACCAGTAATCGAAACTGCTGATGGTGTAATTGTTGTGTTATCAGCTGTCTGTACAGGCACAGATTCAGCAGGGATACAACAAACTACATTTTCAAAAGGTGACACAGCGTACGTCTGCCACATATGCAAGAAATAGTTGTGATCAAGTGAAACAGGGTTCGGCATATCTCGCATTTCAAAAACATTGTCATAAATCTGAACAAAATCTTCATCTAAGATAACACCTGCAATGTTATCAAGAAAAGCCATATCCTTAGCTGATGGTGCTTTATATGTAGAGTCATTTGCAAAAATCTTGTTGAGTCTCTCGACGTCCAGTGTACCGAGCGAATCAATAAGGATTCTACTGTTCAGATAATCTGCATAAGGAAGATTGAATGCAGCTGCGAGAACATTTGTGTCAATGTTTGCGTCATAATTGGTGTTGATAAGAATAACTTTTTTGTCATTCTCTGTAAATGTTTTAACTCCTGCAATAGAGAGCTTGTCTGTCATAAATGACATATCATTTGAAGCTTTTCTAATCTGTGTAGCTGCTTCAAGATAACGCCCACCTGTGAATGTGTAGTAAGTAAGTTTTCCTTTTAAGATGTGCTGACCAATCATGTATTTCGTAATATTGAATTCATCATAAGCCGCCGCACTGTAAACAGACTGAACGATGCCAGAAACAAGTTCGTTCATTCCTGCCCAAGAATTGAAAGCATTCTTTAACATCGCACGATTAACTGTCACAGGGTAAGTCAACTGTGAATTCATCACATAGAAAGCAACTCTTACATCACTGTCAAATCTCTTAAATGCATTACCTGCGCCGTTGTCTGAACCTCTAACTTCTTCATACTGATACACGTTCGCAATGTTTACAAAGATGTCCTCAATCGTTTCACCTGTGTCAATGACACCTTTTTTCAGTGTTCTTAATGGGTTGGTGTACATTCGACTTGCAATTCTCGCAAAGGCAATCCTGTTGACAAGCGTATTGGTAAACTCGTTCATTAATGCGGGGTTATTCATTAAGATAGCGCCAATACCACGAAGCGAATCTGCATCCTGTGTTGCGTAAGGGACATTCTCACGATAGTTGTTTGACGCACTATTTTTAATCGCATTTACAACGTCGGCAGAAATATTTGTGTTAGTCGTAATCCTTGGCTTAGTTGGCATATAAAAATCACTCCTTTATTTATTATCACCGTATAAAACAGTATCAATAGTTACCTTTTTCATTTCATCCTCTGGGTCTGGTTCTGGCTCTGGTGATGTTGGTGACTGAGGTGTTCCACCCTCTTTGAATCTTGCTGTATATCTTTCTCGCCATTCTTTGTCATTATCAACGTATTTCTGATGCCAGTCCTCACCATCGTCAATACCATCATCGTTAATTGTTTCTAAAATGCTGATGGCATCATCGTCTGTTCTATCTCCAACAAATGCTAATAATGCATCTTTTGTTGCCTGTTTCATGTTACCACCTCTTTCTTAGTTTTGGATACATCCATATAGGCATTCTGCGCTTAATTCCTTTACCTGTTGGCAAAGATGGATTAAAGCCCTGTAACAAATTAAAGTAGTATCTCGCATACTCTGCTCTTTTTTCAATTGTTGCTGATGGATTAGCAGGTCTTTCATAGCAGTATAAAAAGCATTTTGCCATATGCCCTACATCATCTGTTGCAGTACAAAAAGATTCCATTGTCTGATAAGTTCTGTACTCTGTCGGCACTGATGGAAAGTTTGGATACCACTCCTGCGGGTTGTCATGACGTTCATCATCCAATCTCTGACATTGACCGTATCCGTTTGTATCGAGATTTGTTTGCCAATCTGGAAAGTTCTGGTTTAAATATGGAATAATAGTTTCAACCGCAGGTGTCCACTGAACTATTCCATAGCCTCTTTCATCTACTGCAACGCCTTTTTCATACAAGTCTGCACTGATAAAAGACTCCATTGTAGCATTACCAAGTAATGCACAAACACTATTTAATGACCATCCTTTTGTAAGTAAATAGCTTGCAACGCAATAAGCGTTGTTTGTTGATTTCTCTGATGTGTAGCTATCTAGCCAATCTGGAATAGATTGCCAATGCAATTGTGTTGGGTCTGGCACTGTTCCAGTATCAACATCTGCATATATGAATCCCTGTAAGTAACCATTCATCCACTCTGGACAATAGCCGTTACTCTTTTTTGCTTTTTCAGTCCAAAAATACTTTCCAGACGACCAACCACTGTTTGACGTTACGATACCGTCAGATGTAATTTGTTCAACGACTGCAACATGGCCTGCACCACCATTGTTGTAACCATAACAAGCAATAGCCCCAAGTTTTGGCTCTTTTCCTTTTGAAAAGCCTGTTGTACGTGAGTACCAATTGGTTGCATTTGAAGTTGATAATCCGTACGGGTAACGTCCAATAATCTCGTAAAATCTCCCCCATGCATACCATGTGCAATTGCCACCTGTTTGCTGTGACCCAAGGTTTGCTTGATAAAATGGGTTATCGCTGTACCAGTATTTAGAACCTTGCATACCTGCTGATGTAAGTCTAGGTGTAAAAGGCATTAGCAATCACCACCTAACAATGACTCCCACATTTTTGAGCCACAGGAAGAATCATTGTGACCATTTGTACCACATTCAATGCCATATGCTCGCGTCATGCTCTGATATGAATTGATAGCAAAGATTGTGTTGTTACCTGCATTGCCATCGATTGACAAAGGTTTTCCATTTTGTCCGACGAAGCCCTGTGAGCGTAAGATAGCTTGCAAGGCAACTACATCTGTGCCCTTTGAATTAAGAATTACCGATTTCATTTGTCTACTCCATTTCCAATAACGTCTGACAATTTCTGAAGTGCCAATGTGTTGTTGTTTAATGCTGTTGTTACTTCTTTCATTTCCTGCTGATGTTGCACATTGAGTTTGTCAATATCTTCTCTGTTTCGGTCTGTCATATACTTGACATACCAAGCCATAACTACGGCACATACAATAGGAAAACCAAGAGTGCCAACAGCTTGTAAAATAGCATTTACATCCATTCTTTTCACCGCCTTTTCATCTGAAATATTATACACTATATATTGCTTTTTGTCAAGAAGTATGATACAATATATAGAGAAAGTAGGTGACATACACAATAAATAAATACTATGACGGCACAAAACTTTTGAGCATGCTTGACATCAACGGTAACAAACCAGAAATTTATATGGTTACAACTAATAGAACAGGTGGAAAGACAACATATTTTAGCAGGCTGTTAGTTAACAGATTTCTAAAAAGAGGCGAAAAGTTCGCACTTGTATACAGATATAATTATGAACTTGACGAAATAGCAGACAAATTCTTTAAGGACATTGGCTCACTTTTCTTTAGAGGATATGAAATGACAAGCAAAAGACGTGCGTCCGGTATTTTCCATGAACTGTTCTTAAATGAAGAACCATGTGGATATGCGTTCTCACTTAATAATGCTGATGCATTAAAGCGATACAGTCACCTTTTTTCCGATGTTCAACAAATGATGTTTGATGAATTTCAGAGTGAAACTAATCACTACTGCACGGATGAAATAAAGAAGTTTTTAAGTGTACACACAAGCGTTGCAAGAGGACAGGGAAAACAAATTCGCTATGTTCCAGTTTTCATGTGCGGAAATACTGTATCAATAATCAACCCCTATTATACAGCAATGGGTATATCAGCAAGGCTAAAAGATAATACCAACTTTTTAAGAGGTGATGGTTTTGTACTAGAACAAGGTTTTATTGATACTGCGTCTATTGCTCAAAAACAAAGCGGGTTTAATAAAGCTTTTGCTAGTGACAAGTACGTTGCATATTCTAGCCAAGGTGTGTACCTTAATGATAGCAAGGCTTTTATAGATAAACCATCTGGCAAAGGGAGATATGTGTTCACTCTTAAATACAAAGAACGTATGTACGGAATTAAAGAATATGCTGACTCTGGTATTATATTCTGTGATGACAAACCAGATAACTCCTGTCCGTTAAAAATAACAGTTACTACTGACGATCACAATATCAACTATGTTATGCTAAAAAAGAATGACTTAATTCTTACTAACCTAAGATTTTATTTTGAAAAAGGTTGTCTAAGATTTAAAGACATGTTATGCAAAGAAGCAGTACTTGCTTCACTTTCATATTAAGGTATCACCAAGTGCTAACATTAATGTATACAGTTAGAAAGCAACGTTGAAAAATACGCTAACTAGTATGTTGGTAAATTGCAGACCGCTTTAATGTACCACTTGTAAATGATATATTGCCACTCTAGTTACAGAACGAATGTTCGTAACGTGGGTGGCATTTTATTGGACAACTCTTAAATGAGAATCATTCTCAAATGATAACCATTCTCAATTAGAACGAATTTGAAAGCGAACAAGCGTTCTTACAAATGTCGTACCAGTGAGCGACAAATGGCATCATACAGATAGTACATCAGTAGTCAGTAACAGATACACAACAACGCATAACCAAGCATGCTTAGCTTCGCAGAACCGAGCGAGCGACAGCGAGCGATGGTCTATTCCAGGCGGACCAGCGGACGTTTTATCACGGAGGATTGTC